GAACTTATTTAATGAAAAGAGTTGAGGCAAGAGATAAAAATGATAGACTCTATTATATTGATTACAGAATGAAACAACCACTTCAAGTTGATTTTACTTATTCTGTAAGCATTATGACAGATAAATATGAATTGATAAATAAATTCAATACTCTTATTCAAGATAAATTCAAAGCAATAACTTGTTATATTAGACCAAATGGGCATTTCATGTCAATGACACTACAACAAGTATCAGATGAATCACAGTATAATATTGATGATAGACAATTTTATTCCCAAACTTGTAATATTCTAGTTAGAGCATATATTATTCCACAAGATTATTTCAGTGTGGAAGAAAGACCTAGAATGCATTTTCTTGGTTTTGAAGGTGAACACTCTAAACAAACCTATGCTGATGTTGAAGATATTCCAGGACAATGCCCAGTAAATGATTTCTATTATAAACCTGTTCAAGTTATAATTAGTCTTGGGCCATGTGATGATAAGATAAAATTTAATATTGATTGTAATTTTACAATACAAAGTGTTGAGTATGAAAATATTAGACATTTTATCTTAAGTGTTGATGATGAAATTGTAGATTATAATGAAATTATTGAAAGTGGAAAAACTTATGATACTAATGAAAATGATGAAATTAAAATTAGTAAAGCAAGAAGAATTAATTTTGATAAATGTTCAATCATTAAATTAATTGGATATGATAGGGATGTAGTTTATGATAAAAAATTGGATTATGATGAGAGATTGCAGCCTTCAGAAGAAATTGATGTAGAGATTGAAGGGACAAATTGTCAAGAAAATGATATATAATTTTTTAAATAGTAGGTATTTTTGAAATTCTTCAACTATTTATAAAGAAAATAAGAATAATAATATAAAAAAATAATTAAGAACATGATAAGTGATGCAAGAGGTGGCCATGTTTCACCTGGTGTTTACACAGAAGAAAAAGATGTCCTTTATTCAGCCAAAAGTTTGGGTATTACTAAATTAGGTTTAGCAGGTGAAACTGTTAAAGGTCCTGCTTTTCAAGCAATCCCTGTAACTGATTGGGCAGATTTTGTTGACTACTTCGGTGGCACTTCAACTGAGAAATACATTGGTACTGGTTTACCTAAATATGAACTTCCTTATGTTGCTAAGGAATATCTTAAAGAATCTAAAAATCTTAATGTTGTGAGAGTTCTTGGACTTTCAGGCTATGATAATGGAACTGTCTATGGTGTTAAAGTAGCAATTGATGGCAAAACAATTCCATTGGTTATTTTAAGGTCAAAGGCTGATTATAAAGCAGAAACTGAAGGTGGACAATGTGATAATGATAAACAAGAAAAGTTTAGACCATGGGTTACTAGTTTTGAGATTAATCCATATACTGGTGCAACATATGATGCAAATTGTGTAATTATGCCTAGTGGATATACTGTTCCATTAAATGGTACAACAGAAGAAGATGCTGATGGTGTTATTAGGGCATACTCTTCTGATGGTGTTGAAATTGGTAAGTTCTCTGTAAAAATATCTTATCAAGATACACCAGATGCTGCTAGTGCTAAAGAGGTAACCTATAATGTTTCAATGAATCCATATGATAGAGATTATATTTATAATGTCTTCACTAGTGACCCTCTTATTGGTTCAGCACCAGTTTATATTGAGGCAGTATATGATTATGCTTATAAAGATTATCTTCAGAAAGCTGGCTCTGGTAAATCAGTAACATTTAGTCAATTTACTGATGATACTGATAGTGATTATAAAGAAATTTATAGGTGTGCACAAACTCCTTGGGTTGTTTCTGAAGTTAAAACTGCAACTGACAAATCAATGAACCTTAAGAAATTGTTCAAATTCTATACAATTTCAGATGGTAATGCAGCAAACTATCAGGTAAAGATTTCAATACAAAGAGTTAGACCAGATGAAGGTTTATTTGATGTATGGGTTAGAGATTTCTATGATACAGATTACTCACCTGTTGTCCTTGAAAAATATACTAATTTGACAATGGTTGAAGGAAATTCAAATTATATTGGTTTGAAAATTGGTACATTTGATGGCAGTTATCCTGCAAAATCTAAATATGTAACAGTTGAAATCAGTCAGGAAGAAGGTGTTGAAGCATGTGTTCCTTGTGGCTTCCTTGGTTATCCTATTCCTAAATATAGTACTGATGGTATCAACATTGCTTATAATACTAAATTTAATTCAGGAATTAAACCTAAGAGGCAATACTTTGGTTTAACTAGAGATATTCTTGATGAAGATATCCTTAATTATAAAGGTGTTAATGCTTATAGCAATGGAACAGGTGATGCTAACCCTGAAATTCTTAGAAATGGTTTCCACCTTGATGCAATTCTTTCAATGGCAAAAGGTGGTGATAATGAAGCATCAGGTGGTCCATTAAGTAGTTCTATAATTTTTGTTGATGGTGAAAGTGGTTATACATTTACAACTGTAGATGCATTACAAAATACTGCACAATCACAAAAACTTCCTAGATTGATTACTGAAGATTTCTGCATAGATACAATTTATGAAGATATTAATCTTAGAAAATTCACTGTTTATCCATATGGTGGATTTGATGGTTGGGATATTTTCAGAACTGAAAGAACAAATACTAATAAATTTAAGGCATCTAAGTATGCTTTAGTTGATGGATGTCCTTTCACAGCAATCTCTGCAACTGAATTAGCACTTGACCCTACACTTAATTTAGGACTTACTGCTAATATGATTAATTCAGATTATTATGCATATCTTGCAGGTTATAATCAGTTTGCAAATCCTAATGATATTGATATTAATCTGTTTGCAACCCCTGGTATTGATTATATGAATCAAAGTCTTCTTGTTGAAGATGCACTTGATATGATTGAAGATAGGGAAGATGGTAGAGGTGGTGATGCTCTCTATATTATGAATGCTCCAATGCAGGTTGATGATGTTAAATCACCTGATGACATTGTTTCAGCACTTGAAAGTACAGATATTGATTCATCTTATGCTTGTACTTATTGGCCTTGGGTTAAATATTATGATAGCAATGCTAAGATGTATATCACCCTTCCTGTAACTAAAGATGCAGTAAGAAATATGGCTGCAACTGATAACAATTCATTCCCTTGGTTTGCACCAGCTGGTACTGAAAGAGGTGACATTGACTGTACTTCTGCTGACTATAAGACAAATCTTGCTGATGAGGATACTCTGTATATGAATAGAATTAACCCTATTAAGACATTCTCACAAGATGGTGTTAAGATTTGGGGTAATAAAACACTGTATAGTGCAGAAAGTCCTCTCAATAGACTTAATGTTAGAAGATTAATGATTAGAATTAAGAAACTTATTGTTGATGCATCTAAACATCTTATCTTTGAACAAAATGACTATACTGTTGAAAAACAATTTAGGTCACTGGTTGAACCAATCCTTGCAGATGTTAAGTCAAATAGAGGTATTGTTGATTATAGAGTTCAAACTGAATCAACCCCTGAAACACATGATGAACATATCCTTCCAGCAAGAATCTTGGTTAAACCTGTTAATGCATTGGAATATATAAGTATAAGTTTTGTTGTCTATCCAGAATCAGTTGACTTTTCCGAATAGATTAATTAACAGATATTTATATTATAATTAAAAATTCCACAAGAAATTGTGGAATTTTTTTGTTTCATTTTAATAAAATCCATATATTTGTAGCAAAAAAAAAAATAATGGAATTAACAACTGATTGTGGTTTGAGGGAATATGGTGACACAAATAATTCTTTAAATATTATATTAAAGAAGATTTTCCCATTTGATGAATTTTTACATAATAAAGTTTTTAAAATAGATAATAAATCTATTGTAACTAAATTTGGTACTACATTTAGGCCAGACTATGTTTGTCATAATTTAAAACTTGTTGTTGAATTTGATGGTGATTCAATAAATAGAAGAGGTCATTTTTCAGATTCTTATATAATAATGTTGGATAATATAAAAACTGAAATCATAAAAAAGAATGGTTATTCAGTAATTAGAATACCACCTTATATACAATTAGATTCATTAATGATTAAATATTTTTTTAATAAAGAAATTAATGAACAATTATATGGAACAGCAAATGAGCATGGCTTTTTGCATAAAGAGATTTTATTACCAGGTTCATTTGTAAAAGAAGGATTAAATAGATTTGAAAATGATTTAAATGAATTTCCATCAGAGGTGATTAAGAAAATAACAGATACTTTATTATTTAGAAAAGAATTATTAATAAATAGTGGATTTTCAAATGAAGAAGCAACAAAAATTGTATATTATAGAATATGAATAAAAATTACAGTATGAAAACTGATTACATTAAATTTAAGTTTAATAGTGGCTATGGTGCAGTATTATGTTCCAATTGTGATAAGATAATTATGTCAGGGGGAAGAATACCTGAATATATTTGGGATGCAGTTGGCAAGCATAATGGGGTAGTTCACAAGATACCACCAATGTTTTGTTGTGATAAATGTAAGGAAGAATATTATAAAAACAATAAGTAGTTATGGAAGGAAAAGTTTTAGTTACAGGTTCAAATGGACAATTAGGAAAATGTTTAAAAGATGTTGTAAATTATAATTTAGTTAGTAATAATTATATATTTACAACAAGAAATGAATTTGATATAACAAATATTGATATGATGAGGGAATATTTAACTAATCATAAAGATATTAAAATAATTGTTAATTGTGCTGCTTATACAAATGTTAAGAATGCTGAGACAGAGGATGGATTTAAACAAGCAATGTTAGTTAATAGTGAAGGTTCAAAGAATTTAGCAAAGATATGTAATGAATTTGGAATATTTTTGATTCATATTGGAACTGAATATATTATGAATTTATGGCATTATAAAAATAATAATAAGCCAGTAACTGAGAATGATTTTAAGGGGTTTGTTATTAATAGGCATAAAGACAATAATACAGCAATAAGCATTAATAAATATGGTTATTCAAAAT